AGTGAAAGAAATAAAAAAATAAAATCTAAAGAATTAAAAGAAAAATGGAAAAATCCAACTGATAAAATGTTGGATAATTATGAAAGATTTGTCAATATGGCAAAAACTCAAAAAAGAGGCAAGGATAAATCTAAAAGGAAACAAAGGACCACACAAAAAATTTTTTGTTGTGGTATAATATATGAAGATGCCGTTGAAGCAAGTAAAGTCCTCGGTATAAATCCAGTCAATATTCGTCGCAGATGTAGATTGGAACAATATACTGATTGGTATTATTTGGAATAAAATTATGAAAATTGCTATTATTACAGACACACATTGGTCGGCAAGGAAAGCTTCTAAAAATTTACATAATCATTTTCAACTTTTCTACGATAATGTCTTTTTTCCTGCCCTAGAAGAGCACGGGATAAAGACAGTCATTCATATGGGTGATGCTTTTGATAATCGTAAAAGTATTGATTTTTGGGGATTGGATTGGACCAGAAGAGTTGTATTGGAACCTCTTAGAAAATATGAGGTTCATATGATTGTGGGTAACCACGATATATTTCTACGCAATTCTACTGAAATTAATGCCCCAGAACTTCTCCTAAAAGATTATCCAAATATCAAAACTTATAGTTCCCCAACAAATACAAAGGTTGGGGGAATTGATATGACTTTTATTCCTTGGATTTGTAGTGAGAATCATGAGGAAACGATGAATGTTATTAAGAAGTCCAAAGCAAAGATCGTGATGGGACACTTGGAACTTCAAGGTTTTCGTGTAAATAAAAATCTGATTATGGAGGACCATGGACTGGATTCAAATATTTTTTCAAAGTTCACGAAGGTATTTTCTGGTCATTACCACACTCGTTCTGATAATGGACGCATCTTCTATCTCGGTAATCCTTATGAGATGTATTGGACTGATGTGAATGATACTCGTGGATTTCATATCTTTGATAGTGAAACTTTAGAGCACACGCCAATTAATAATCCTTATAAATTATTCTATAACATTTATTATGAGGATACTCCACATCAAATGTTCGATGTCACGGAGTATGCGAATAAAATTGTTAAGGTAATTGTCCGCAAAAAATCAAAACAAAAAGAGTTTGATAAGTTTATTGACAAACTCTATAAGGTCGGTATTCAGGACCTAAAAATTGTTGAAAACTTTGACATTCAGGAAAACGAAGACTTTGTAATTGATGAAGAAGAAAATACTATTTCAATTCTAAATCGTTATATTGACGAATCGGAATGTAATTTTGATAAGAATGTCATTAAAGGCATATTTCAAGATTTATATCAACAATCTTGCGAAATCGACTAAAATGTATCTTCTCACACTCAAAGATCGAAGAGATGACGGAGCATATGCCGTTCAAGATAGATATGGAGAAAAGGTCTTATTTCTCTTTGAGGACGAGGATGATGCCACTCGTTATGCTATGATGCTTGAGTATGATGAAGATTATGAGAAAGAGATGGATGTGATAGAAGTTGATGATGAACTGGCGATAAAGACTTGTAAAACCTACAACTACAAGTATACTGTAATTACTCCTGATGATATTGTAATTCCTCCTAAAAATGATAGTATTTCACAAGATTAGATATAAGAACTTTCTTTCATCTCCCAATCAATTTACAGAAATTGATTTTGAGAAAAACCAAACAAACATTATTGTTGGCGCAAATGGAAATGGAAAATGTGTTGGCATAAATACATTAATAAGACTCCGAAATAAAAAAACAGGAGAAATAATCGAAACCACCATAGGTAATTTTTATGCCATCCAAGAAAAGCAGACCGATTGAAGAAAAAATAAAAGAATGTCTTGATGTAAAGATACAAAATCTTCATCCAGATTTAAGAGAGAAACTCTTTGTAGAACTTCAGAATATTTCAGAAGCATCCGATGTCGCAAAATGTAAATCTTATGTATCTAAACTTCTTTTACTTCCAGAAATGGGAAAACATGCGAAACAATATTGGATTTCTCGCGGATGGTCTGAAGTAGAAGCATATATTAAATCACAGGAAAATACTAAAAGAGATATCATAAGTCCATATTCTATACAATTTTGGACTTCTAAAATAAATCCAAATACTGGAAAACATTATACCGAAGATGAGGCAAATTATGAAAGAAACAGCATAAGACCAATACGAAAAGAATATTGGATTAAAAAAGGATACTCTCTGAATGATGCCGAAAAACTTGCCACAGATACAAAAAATACGAATAATAAAAATGGTGCTAAAAAATCAAAAAATCTAAATGAAAATATAAAAAGAGCAACATCCAAAAGATGTCTTGAATATTGGACTATTAGAGGATTTAGTGAAATCGAGGGAAAAGAAAATATATCTCAAGAGCAATCTACTTTTAGTCTTAAAACATGTATCGAGAAATATGGAGAAGACTGTGGAAAACAAAAATGGTTAGATCGACAAGAAAAGTGGCAAGAAACCTTGAATATGAAATCTGATGATGAAAAATATGAAATAAACAAAAAAAAGGCAACAAAAATAAACTATAGGAGTTTATGGAATAAAGATTTAAATCAAGATGGCATGTTATACCTTATAAAAGTTTATAATTCAGAAGAGGAGTTTTACAAGATAGGAGTAACATCAAGAAGTTTATATACAAGATTTGGTGGAAATAAAATAAAAAACTACAGTTATGATATTTTAGATGTTTTTACTGATACTATTCATAGAGTATTTTTACTAGAACAAAAAATAATAAAAGAAAATAAAAATATTTCTTATGTACCGAAACAAAAGTTTGAAGGATGGACCGAGTGCTTTTATGACAAACCTATCATCAACAGTTGATAGAAAATATATCAACTCAATAAAACTTGAAGACTGGGAGATCGAAACCGATACCGGATGGGAGGAAGTAACTCACATCCACAAAACAATACCCTATCAAAAATGGAAAATACAAACCTCAAATGGAGATAATTTAGAGTGTGCTGACAATCATATCGTTTTTACGGAAAACTATGATGAAATATTTGTAAAAGATTTAGTTCCTAAAATATCTTATATACAAACAAAAAATGGACCACAAAAAGTTTTGTTAGTTGAGGAACTTGATATAGAAGAAAACATGTATGATATTACCGTAAACTCCGATAATCATCGATTTTATAGCAATAATATTCTCTCTCATAACTCTACGGTAATAGACGCTCTTACATTTGTTCTTTTCAATAAAGCATTCCGCAAAATTAATAAGAATCAACTTATCAATACGACTAATGAAAAGGATTGTTTAGTCGAAATTGAGTTTTCTGTAAATAACCGTGAATATCTGGTAAGGCGTGGAATAAAACCAAATATTTTTGATATCGAAGTGAATGGTTCTCCTCTTCATAGAGAATCTGATGACCGCTTAAATCAAAAAGTACTGGAAGAGAATATTCTTAAACTAAACTATAGAAGTTTTACTCAAATTGTAATTCTGGGTAGTAGCACCTTTGTTCCTTTTATGCAACTTACAACGGCACATCGTCGTGAGGTGATTGAGGACCTTTTGGATATAAGAATATTTTCCGTGATGAATACTATCATTAAGGAAAAAATACGCTCCAAAAAGGATGAAATAAAATCTCTTGAATTGAGGAAACAAAATCTGGATGATAAGGTCATCATGCAGAAGAGATTTATTGACGAACTTGAGAATCGTGGTAATGCTAATATAAATGTCAATAAAGAAAAGATTACCAAGTTAGACGCTGAGGTTGGTATTCATATGATTGCGAACGCTAGAATTGAGGAGGATATTTTTAAGTATTGTAAAGAACAGGAAGAGGTGAATGGTGCCTCCGAAAAGTTAGTGAAACTTAACAATCTCAAGGGTAAAATCTCCCAAAAAGTATCGGTGATTACTAAAGAGCATAAGTTTTTCTCACAAAATACGGTTTGCCCCACTTGTACTCAAACCATAGAGGAGGAGTTTAGATTAAATAGAATTGACGACTCTCAAAATAAGGCAAAAGAACTCCAAAAAGGTTTTCAGGAACTTGAGGAGACTATGAAATATGAGGGAGAAAGAGAGCGTCAATTTATCGCTTTATCCAAGGAGATTACAAAACTCAACCATGATATTTCTCAAAACAATACTCGGATTTCTATCAATCAGAGACAAATACGAGACCTCGAATCTGAAATTCAAACTCTTACCGAACAACTTAAAAATAGAAATACTGAACACGAGAAGTTAGAAGAGTTTAGAGAAAATCTCCAAAAAACATATGATGACCTTTCGAGTAAAAAAGAAGAAATCGTTCATTATGATTTTGCCTATTCTCTTCTCAAAGATGATGGAGTAAAAACAAAGATTATTAAAAAGTATCTTCCCTTTATCAATCAGCAGGTAAATCGATACTTACAGATGATGGATTTTTATATTAATTTCCATCTTGATAGTGAGTTTAATGAGTCCGTAAAGTCTCCCATTCACGAAGACTTTTCTTATAGTTCTTTTAGTGAGGGAGAAAAGGCAAAAATTAATCTTGCGATTGTTTTTGCCTGGCGTGAAGTTGCCCGATTAAAAAACTCCAGCAATACGAACTTATTGATTTTTGATGAGATTTTTGATTCTTCTCTGGATGAGTTTGGAACCGATAGTTTTCTTAAGATTATTCGTTATGTGATTAAGGGTGCGAATATTTTTGTCATTTCTCATAAGGATGGGATACAGGATAAGTTTGATCGTATCATTAAGTTTGAGAAAAAAAATGGATTTTCTTATAAGACAGAGGCATAGGACACTTTCTCAACTGGACCTCTTGACAACTGCGATTATAGATAGTATTGTGTTCTCATAAGCACAAGACCGATGAAACTTCCAAACTGGCAGCATCATTCCAAGAAGGAGCAAAAGCGGAAACTGAAACCGCAGGCACTCCGTCAAGCAAAGGCAAGACTCAAAGCCTTTAAGAAGAAACACTCTCCGGAGTGTTTTTTTTTTTTATAAATAATTAAAAAGTTTTGGAAAAAATGAGAGATACAGAAATTGTAGGGTTATGGGAAGCATATTTGCAGGTTCATCAACCTAAAGAAGAAGTAGAGCAACTTGATGAGGATTTTCCTAAGCAAGTGGGGGATTTCTTAAAGCGTGGTGGAGATGAACTGAGAAAAAGACTTCCAGGAGTTGCTGCGGCACTTACTACTGGTAAGGGGGGGACTGTTACCGCAGCTCAGCAAAAAGAAAAAATTAAACCTGTGCGTGTAGGAGAAGAAGTTGAGAACTGGGTTAATTCACTCATCGATGAGGGGTATGACCTTAGTGAATATACTTGGGAAGATATGTATGAGATGTATGTAAATCTTGATGAAGGGTATGATACTTTTGACGCAATCCTAGAGCACCTGGTTGCCGAAGGATACGCCGACACAAATGAGAGTGCTCTGGCAATTATGGCAAATATGAGTGAAGAGTGGA